TGCCGGACGTGGGTGACCCCCGAGCGCGAGCATTTTCACGGCTGGCAGGGCGCCGACAGCGAACTGGCCGCGGCAGAGGGCGCCGCGCTGCATTGCCCGAGCTGCGGGGCGGCCTGGACGAACGATGAGCGCATCGCGGCCAATCATCACGCCGTGCTGGTGCACGCCGGCCAAGCCGTCGACGCCGCCGGCAATGTCACTGGTCCCCTGCCGCGCACCAACACGTTTAGCTTCCGCTGGACGTGCATCAACAGCATCATGCGCCCCGAGCGCATGGCCAAGGTCGCGATCAAGGAATGGAAGGCCAAGCGCGTCGCGGATGAAGAGATCGCCGAGAAGGAATTGCAGCAGTCGGAGTGGGTTATTCCCCACGCGCCGGACGCCACCGACCTCAGCAAGCTCGAATGGCAGGACCTCACACACCGCATGAGCCCCGACCCGCCGCGGCGGGTGCCCTCCGACACCGATGTGCTGGTATTCGCCGCCGACGTCGGCAAGCGGCTAATTCACTGGGTATGCCTGGCGCAGCTCGTGGACGGCAGCCGCCGGGTCGTTGAATACGGCCGCAAGGAAGTCGCCGCCGACGAGCTGGGGGAGGAAGTGGCCCTGAAGATCGCGCTGCGGGACCTGCGCGATTCGATCGTCGAGAAGGGGTGGGAATCGGACTCCGGCCCCCGCGTGCCGGATCAGAAGCTGATCGACAGCGGCAAGTGGACAGACCTGATTTACAAGTTCTGCCGCGAGAGCGGGCCGACGTGGATCCCGTGCAAGGGCTTCGGCGAAGAGCAGCGCGGACGATACGACCAGCGGCCCGGGCGCTACAGCGAGCCGCGCGAGCTGAGCGACGCGGTCGCGATCATCGGCGACGGGTACTACCTGGCGCGGCTGTTCAAGCGGCGGATCAAGCTCTGCCACATCAACGCCGACCGCTGGAAGAGCTGGGTGCATGCGTGCCTGAAGATGAAGGCCACCGACGCCGGCGCCCTGACGCTGTTTCAGGCCAAGCCCGAAACCCACATCAGCATCGCCAAGCATTGGACGGCCGAGCGCAACGAAGAGCAGTTCATCCCGGGCACCGGCAACGTTACGAAATGGTACGTCGTTCACCGCAACAATCACTGGCTCGACGCCACCGCGATCGCGGGCGTCGCCGCGGACCTGGCCATCATCATCCGGTCCAAGAAACAGAAGCGTCGGCCGAGCTCGCCGCCGGCGGCGGTGACGCCGGCACAACCGCCCGCGGCTGAGGATCCCCAGGACGTCCAAGAGGAACCCATTGCACCGCCGCGCAAGCAGCCGGGATCCTCCAAGTGGCGCACGAACGGTGGCAATCGATGGTCAAGCTAGACAGGGGCGCCGGGCCTGAGTGCCCCGAGTGCGGCTGCAATCACTGCGAGCTGAGCGAGCGGAAAACGCGCTGGGGCGGGACCGCCCAGCAATACGAGTGCACCTTTTGCCACACGATCTTCTCGCCGCGCGTTCCCAAAGCCCCCAAGCAAAAGAGATCCGCAAATGAGCGCCGCTGACATCAACGCAAAAGTGCAAGCCGCCATCACCGCCCAAGAGGCCGGTGATTACAACACGGCCCTGACCTATCTGCGCTCCGCCCAGGCGCTGCTGGCGGTCGAACCGGACGCGACGACGTCGCGCGGGTCGAGCCTTAGCTATGACCGCGCCGCGATCGCCAGCCTGATCCAGCAGATGACCCGCCTGCGAAACGCCAGTCGCGGGATCCAGCGCACAAAGATCAATTACGTCAACCCCTGCGACGACGACTAATGCCAAACAAAACCACCGCACGCAAAGCGTCTCCCGCACGCGCCGGCAAATCCGCGCCGGCAGCGGGCCGCCGCCATGGCTTCCAGTCGCGCGCTCGCGCCCGCCGCATGTCGGCCGCCGCGGAGAGCGCGGCGCCTGTGTCGCTGCGCCGCTTCGAGGCCGCGGAAACCAACCGGCTCAACCGCGCGCACTGGGCGAAGGTGGGCCCCGAGCAGTCCATCAACGTGGACCTGCAGTGCGATCTGCCAACGCTTCGCGCCCGCACCGCCTTTGAGATCGCCCGCAACCCCATCCTCAACGGCGTGGCCAACACCTTCGCACTCGACGTCGCCGGCGAGGAAGGCCCCATGCTGCAGGTGAACAGCGACGACGAGGAATACGACGCCGCGGCCGAGGGTTTCTGGAGCGAGTGGTTCAAGTGCCCGGAAATCTCCGGCAAGCTCCACGGCGCCGACGCCATTTCGCTGTGGACGCGCCGGCTGCTGGATTGCGGCGAATACCTGTCGCAGCGCGTGAACAAGACCCGCGGCGAGGTGGGACCCGTTTCCCTGCGCCTCAAGCTGCTGCATCCGCGGCGGCTGGCCACGCCGCCGCTGCTGAACGGTGACGCCGATATCGCCTTGGGGGTCAAGCGCAGCGAGGACGGCGAGCCGCTGGCCTACTACATCACCCAGCCGATCCAATTCGGCGGATACATGGTCGACACCGGCCGATTCAACACCATCCGGCCCGAAAGCATCATCCACGAGTTCATCACGATCGAAGAAGACCAGGTGCGCGGGGTGCCTTGGCTGGCCACACAGCTGCAGACCACGGCGGATCTGCGGGATTTCGATCACCAGGTGCTTGACGCCGCCCGCGCCGCCGCCGATGCCGCGGTGCTCTGGTTCACCGAAAGCCCGGACGCGGAGTTCCTCGACACCGACGCGACGGTCGAGATCGAGCGGCGCGTCCAGCAGACCGGCCCCCCCGGCTGGAAGCCGATGCAGATCAAGCCGGAGCACCCGGCGATCAACCACATCGAATATCGATCCGACCGGATGCGCGAGCTCGGCCGCCCGCTGGGGATGCCGCTGATGATGGTGCGGCTGGGCAGCGAAGAGCACAACTTCTCCAGCGCCAGGTTTGATAACGAGATCTACAAGCGCGGGATCAAGGCCATCCGCAAATTCATCGAGCGGCGCACGCTGCTGTCGCTGGTCGACGACGTGTTGCGCGAAGGCGAGCTCTACGCCGGCTCTCACCGCAATTGGAAATTCGCCGCGCTGGCCCGGCGCCGGCGCCAGAAGCTGGACGTCCACACGAGCTTCATCTGGTCGCCGATGATCGCGGTTGATGCCGAGAAGGATTCGCAGGACGACGGCAACCGGCTCAAGGACGGCTCGCGCACCTTCGAGCAGGTCTGCGGCCGCAACGGCAACCGCCAAGAGAACCAGATCCGCTCGTTTGCGCGCACGTTCAAGCTCTTCAAACAGTACGGCCTTCCCCTCCCCGCCTGGGCGCAGGAATGGGGCGATCCGCTGATCAAGCAGCAGCTGGCGCTGCAGCAGGCCAAGAACAGCCAAGCCCCGGCTAAGGGGCAGCGAGGAACCCATGCACCGGAAAAGAACCGCCGAAGCGCCGCGCCGAGGGACCGTGAAGATCACGCAGGCGATCGCCGCCGCAAAGCCGCACGCGCCCGCCGGGCCGCCAAGGCGAAGGCCCAGCGCGATCAGCATCGCCGCCGCAAGCGCCGCGCTGCTGATGACGCCCAGCTCGCCGAGCTGGGGCTTGCCGCCACTTAACACCCGCAGCAATCCGGCGATCAGCCTGCAGGAGCGCGGCATCACCACTCGCCTGCTGGCCATCCGCGCCGCCAGCGCCGATGACGAGACGCGCTCGGTCGAGGTCGTCATGGCCACCGACGCCCCGGTCACCGTGTGGGACTGGGAGCGCGGGCTGATCGACGAAGTGCTGGTCGCCGGCGGCGGGATCTTCTCCGACAAGATGCCGCTGCTGGCCAACCACAGCCGCTGGAGTCTGGACGACGTGCTCGGATCCGCCCGCGGCGCCCGCCGGGAGGGGGGTCGGTGGCTCGGCCGGGCCTACTTCGCCGAGGGCGACGAGGACGCGGAGAAGGCGTGGAACAAGGTCCGGCAGGGACATCTCACCGACGTGTCAATCGGGTACCGCGCCCTGGAGTACGAGGACATCCCCCCCGGTACAACGCGCCGCGTCAAAGGGCGCAGTTACACCGCCGGCGAGCGCACGCTGCGGATCTCCACGTCATGGCAGGCGATGGAGCTGAGCGTGGTGCCCATCGGCGCCGACCAACAAGCAAAAGTCCGGGCCGGGGGTGTTCCCCAGCGCCGGAGAAACACTAGCGGCCGGACCAACTCCGGCGAAAGGATCACAATGCCCAAGGCATTGAGAAAATACCTGGAGTCGATCGGTCTTCGCCGCGACGCCAGCGTCAAAGAAGCCAAGCGCTTCCTCAAGGGGCTCAAGGGCGCTCAGCGCGCCAAAGCCGAGAAGATCATGGCCCGAGCCGACGGCGGCGACGCAGCGGTCGCGCGTGCCGCCCGCAGCGCCGGCCTCCGCGTCAATCAGCGCGCCGACGACATGCCCGTCGACGACGAGGAAGACGTTGCGGAGGAGGAGGATGACGACCCCGAGCGTGAGGACGTCGAGGAAGATGACGATATGGAGCGCGAGGACGACGCCGACGAGGACAAGGAAGGCAATCGCAGCGCTCGCCGTCCCCGCGGCCAGCGCAGCCAGGACATCCCGCACCGGGCCGAAAGCTTCCGCCGCCAGGGCGCCCGAGCTGAGCGCGAGCGTGTCAGCTCCATCCGCGAGCTGGCAGCTGATCACAAGGTCGGTGACGACCTGCTGGGCCGCGCGATCGACGAAGGCTGGACCTACGAACGGGCCTGCGAAGAGTTCCTCGAATCCTATCGCTCCCGCCGCTCCCCCTCGGCCGGCGCTGACGGCGTGACCGCCGGCGGGACCAGCCTGCAGGTCGGCACCGACGCCGCCCGGGCGCACCGCGCCGCGGCCATGTCGATCGCCCTGCTGGGCCACGCCCGCACCAACCAGGGCCCCATCGACCTCGCCCGCTATGCGGAGCGCAACCTGATCGCCGCCAATGACCTGACCGCGCTGCGCCAGGCCGCCATGCAGTTCGGCCAGGCCCGGCGGATGATCGACGTGTTCCGCATGGCCTGCGAGCTGGACAACATCCGCACCGACTACAATGACGAGCGCACCATCCGCGCCGCCGTGTCGGGTGGATCGCTCAGCGGCATCTTCACGACCTCCATCAACGCCGTGCTGCTGCAGGCCTGGGAGGAAGAAGGCGACACCACCGACGGGTGGGTCAGCGAGGAGGACGTGCCGGATTTCAAGCCCAATCCCGTGATCGATTTCCTGTCCAAGAGCCAGCTCAAGAAGCTGCCGCGCGGCGGGACGGCCGAGGACGCGACCGCCGAGGACAGCGAGCTGTCGTACAAGATCGCCCGCTATGCCAAGAAGTTCTCGATCGACGAGCAGGATGTGATCGACGATCGCTGGGGCGCCCTGTTCGACATGCCCGTCGCGATGGGCACCGCGGCCCGCCGGCTGCGCCCGGACCTGATCTACTCGATCCTCCTGACCAACGGGACGCTGCTGGGCGGGACGCTGTTCAACTCAACTGCGCTCAACGTCGCTGGCGGCCACGCCAACCTGATGAGCGGCGGCGACAGCGCCCTGGCCGCCGCCTCGCTCAAGTCCGCCATCCAGATGATGGGCAAGCAGTACATCCTGGACGGCAAGCTGAAGAAGGTCCTGAACATCAGGCCCGAATTCCTGATCGTCCCCCAGGCCCTGCGCTTCACCGCCGCGGAGCTGCTGCAGAGCACCGCCATCGTGATCGCCGGCACCGCCGGTGGGGTCACCGAGCGCGGCACCAAAAACACGCTGGAGGGCATCGTGCAGCTGCGCGTCGATGAGCGCATCGGCGCCACCGGCGTGCAGGATCCCGACACCGAGCAGGTCCGCACCGGCACCGACACCAACTGGTTCCTCGCCGCCCGCGGCGGCCGGACCATCAAGGTCGCGTACCGCCGAGGGACCGGCCGGGCTCCGCAGATCCGCAGCTACGTGCTGGACAAGGGCCAGTGGGGGATCGGCTGGGACGTGAATCACGACATCGGGGCTAAGGCCGTCGACTTCCGCGGCATGGCCAAGAGCGCCGGCGCATAAGCCCCGGCACCCACCGACCCCACCTTCCCTCACCCTCAACCATCGATGCAAACGAGCTGGGACAAACTGATAGCGTGCTAGCAGTTTGTCCCAGCCTTCCATTGGAAACTTCAAACACCGAAAGGTGACACAATGAACGAAGCAACTCACAAGCGCGACCTGGGCGACGCGATCGTCCTGGTCGATGCCCTCGCCCGCAGCGGCGGCGAGATCGTGCAACTGGCCAGCGGCCGGGCCGCCTACCGCGCCGGCCTCAAGGCCTCCGACGCCGGCGAATCCAGCGGCTACGTCGACGTCGGCCAGATCCTGGTCCCCAAGACCGCCAGCGTCGTGATCCTCGACGGCGGCAAGGTCTTCTGGGACATCTCAGCCGGCTCGGCGACCTACAAGCTGGATCCGGGGACGGGGGATTTCCTCCTGGGCCTGGCGATCGGCGACGCCGCCGGGTCGGACGACGTCGTCCTGGTCGACCTGAACAAGCAGCAGGTCAACCTCATC